GAAAATCCCGTATTTACTATTGCATCTTGTGGTGTAATCGGCTGAACAGAGTTTTGAAAGTTTATAGTCTGGTTTTGAACATCGCCTGAGTGTTGACCTTGAGAATCAATTGAGAATGATAAATCATTTTCATACCAAACGTCGGGTAAAGCCTCTTGCGGCTCCGTTTCGAACACAATACTGCTCTCTTGTCTAACAACTTCTATCTGAAGTCTAACGGTGGAATTGGTTCCAGAGCGTGATCCAGCAGCCGCACGAGTTCCCGTCGCCATTAAAAATGTCTCTCCGGTAGCTGTATTTTCAGCAAACTTCCAGTAATTGACAAACATTGCAGTGTCTATTTGCGCATTGCCTCTTCCACGTAATATGTTTTCTGGATTTGAAGTAGACTGAAAGTTGGAGCTTGTGTATACATTGGTAGTATCATCGTCTGGACAAGCTCGCTCAGTTCCTATAGGGTAAGGGGGCCATCCGTTACACGAAACTCCGTTGGCGTTGATTCTGTCTATTACACTTTCTCCCTCAAAAAAAGCTTTGAAGTTGGTGTAATTTGCCGTTGCGACTATCTCATCTTCATATTCATAAAAATGTCGTTCAACCGTAAAGCCAGTTCCAGTCCTAAGTTGGTGGTATTTAATTTTAACCACACTCCCTTCAGGCAAAGTGTAGTCCGCATTAGCTGTAGCTCCAGAACCTGCAGGATTAGGAACTGTTACAGGAAAATTAGCAACAGGATATCGATCATTATCCGAGGCTGTTACAGCAGCTTCAGGATAAGAAACAAAGTTACCGCCTAGCTCAGTAGAGTTGGTGGTAGAAAAGTTGTTTGGAAACAACTTCATGTAAACACCTGATGGTACAGGTATTTTTTTGGTTGGATCTAAAGGATTATCAATCTCTAAGAACTGAGAGGATTGACTTTGTTTTTCTAAAACTGTGGTATACGCACATTCAGACAAAGCGCTTACAGAATCTCTTTTAACTATTAGGCGATCCCCCTCTTGCACTTTGTTTGCATTTTCTCCTAAATTACTGTCCGGATCCTGGAAGTAAACGTTAGTGTATATGGTATTGTAATCAGTTTTATCTGGCTTAATAACGAATTTATATCTTGTCGCCCACTTCGGTGCTATTTGAGGCGGTGCAGTTATGCCTCCAGGGATTGTAACTTGGATGCTATTTTGAGTAACTGAATCGCCACATGATACGTGGACAGTGTTAAGAGGGCTGACAAGTGCCGTGCTTGATCTATTAAATTCGTCCATGTAAACTATTCCAATTTCATAGCCACGATTACTGTGCAAAGAATAGTTGTTTGCCGAGCTTGAATAAGTTACTTCAGCTGTTGTAAATCTATAATATTCATAAAATGTTTGTGTCGGTGAACTCAAACTGTCTACAAACTGCATTGCTATAAGCTGTAAACCTAAAAAGTTGCTGTTGGGTGCGCTAAATATTTGAATGGGCTCGTCTGCTGCTGCAATACCGCTGGCTTTTTTGAAATAACTATCCAATTGGTTTGGAATAGTACAATTTAAAACATCAGTGTAAGTAACACCATTACAAGAATTTGCTACAGTCTTAATGTTAGTAGATGATCCGACCTTTGAAACAAAGTCGGCACTTTGCGCGAGTTCATGAACGGAAGAGAAGTCTTGTGGCAAAACATAAACAAAACTTAACTCTTGTTGTGTTGTGGTTTCGGTAGGAAAGGGTGTTTGACCTTGAAAGCTAGCGTGTTCAAATGGCAGCACAAAAGTCAAAGAAGACCCTGCTACTAACAGTGTTGGATCTAATTCTATAGTCACGTCACTATCTGAAATAACAATATAACCCCCAAAATTATATCCTCCATTTGCTGTTATAGCTGATATATCTTGAGTGTTAATTGTGGAGGTTTGAAGTGATGTACTATAGTTTAATTGTATTGGTGCGTTAAAGCGATCTACCAAATTATTACCATCAACATAATTTCCATAAATTATTCTATTGCCCATTAAAGTTTGTGCTTGGGCAAGCAACGGAACATTATCATACAATCTTAATATCTCATACTCTGGTAATACCGTAAAGATTTTTTGGCTGTCAAAAATATATGTAAATGTTTCATTGTTACCCAATCCCTTAAAAAGCTTATTTATGCTTTCAATTACTTTAATTGTGGGATCGTTAAATTCTTTATACAACAACTCAATTCCTTTTACCAAAGGCCCTCCAGTATTAAATGTAATTGTGGCTGCATTAGAGGAGTTTAGCATCCCCTCATTAAGATAACTTTCTAAACTAAAATTGAAACTTGAAGTTGTAAAAGCTGGTGCGCTAAATTGAGATGTGGCAGAGTATTCACCGTTTTCGTATTGGTATCTGTAAGCAAAGCATACAAACCTATCTTCTAAAAAATTATTCTCACTCGCTGCTTTAAAAGGCACAACAGTTGGCGCTGTTATAGGCGGCTTCTTTATAACCAGTAAAGACTCTGCAGTAAATTGATCTATATAAGCGGCCATAGTTTATGAGAGGGTATAAGTTACGTTTTCCGTTAAAGTCAATCCCGTTAGTGTTACTGCACCAATAGATTCAGGTTGTTGGGTATCCCCGTTTCCGTCGACATATGCCGTAGAAGTACTATAAGATGCGGACCACGTCCCAGTATTTCCGTCGTCTCCTGTAATAGTTCCTGATATACTCGATGATCCTGGATTAGAAACAGTACTTGAGTTAATTAATCCAATAGAGGTAGTACCCGCAGTTACATCAGTAAAAAAATGAGTTAATGCTAAACCAGCAGCCGTGTTGTTTCCTTGTATTCCAAATCCTTTAGTAACTGTAGTTCCTGCTACGTAGCAGTCCACGCCAGGCAAAGGTATTTGGGTAATGGTGGGAACTACTCCTAAACCACGCCAACGGTAGATTTTTGTGCTTTAAATCTCCACAAAGCTGTGGCTCCCGATGGCGGTACACCATCTAATTCAGGGTCAGCATAAGTATTTGTAATATTTATAAACCTAGGGGGATTATAGTTATCTGTAAAATATAAAAAATCCCCTACCCTAGTTATACCGGTAATTAAAAAACCAGGGTTAAAGTTTAATGTTGTTAAAGTTCCTCCCCCGTCATCAGTACTTACTACGTGATAGGTTAAAACAGCAGTTACAGTATTAAATGAACAAATCATATCGCACTTTCCGGTGTCGGATAAAGTAAAAGCAGGATCATGAACAAACCAATAAATGGTCTCGTTAGCACTGTCCTCTAAAGCTCCAATACATCTAGCGCTACTACTCAAAGGCTGTTGATCTAAAAAAAACAAATTAGTTAGAAGCGTATTGCCTTTAGCGTTTTCTACAGAACCAATTTCAGAAGCTTCAGTTGATCCCAACCTTACGTTGAGAGCGTCTTCATATTCGCCATTTGGTATAAGCCTTTCATCAAGGCTTTTATTCATTCGGCCAGCAATAAAATTCCGTTGTGTCCGTGCCATCTTATTTTATCCACTTATTTTCTCCCCTCATATTCATCAGTAGCCTACCAGGGTGAATATTACTCAAGCGTATTTTTGCATTCCGAAGTAGTGCGCTTTTATCTTTTCTTGCTCTATTAACAATATATTCTTGCACTCCAAACTTACCGTTTAATAGAGAATATTTAATATATGCGTAGATATAATCTTCAAATAATTTATTTACAGTAATTAAAGAGTCATCCCCTCCCTCCATACCATCTGATATGTATTCTAATATACACTGCTCATTGGCCATAGTAGAGTCAAAATTAATCACTCCTGCTTTCTTATCTATAGTAAAGGTAGGGTTCATGTTGGCCGTCTCTGTATTAAGGCCATATCGAGCGCCTATGTGAGTATCGTAAAAATCCTCATTATAAGGCGGATTATTATTTTGATCAAGATTTGCTTGATTTAAATAAATACTATTTAAAGACCCATCAGTTCTAGCAGTATCTAAACTTGAGGTTTGGGTGTTAACATTGTCGTCAGAATCATAAGTGAAAGTAGATGTTGCTGTTTGTACATATGATAACGCTGATTGAACTTGAATATTCTCAAGCAAAGGTCTTATGGTGTTGTTTTTAAATAAAGAAATACGAATCCAATTCACATAATCGGATGGAAGTACAAAACGTAAATCTGAATATACAGTTAACTGCAAAGATTTTATTTCTTTAAATGCATCGTAGTTTAACTCTTGTATTCCCCTTTTGGCGTGAAACAATATTTTATATCTATTAACGTTATTTATTAATGAATGGTTCCCGCTATACATCAATAAAAAATTGTTAACTATATCACTTAAACTAACGTATTGATATGATCCCCAGTTTAAATCTGTTGGGGTAGTTCCATCGTTAGTATAATATTTTTTCTGATCTATGTATGCCATAATTATTGTTCTTGATTTTGCATTTGTTCCTCAACTTGCCCAAACTTAAATACATCGCCTTCACGTATAGAAATACCAGCGTACTGCAATATTTTGGACACGAGATCGTTTCCGTCATCTAAAGGCAACTCAAAATCTTGGAAATCTGGTTGACTCTGATCGAATAAAGGATCACCGTTTGATATAGTTTGATAAGTCCATTTGGGGTCTTTAGGATATCGTATGTATTGTGCGGCAACATCATTTGCCCCATTAAATGTGGATGGATATATCTTTATTGATGCCCCCTCTTGCGTATAGGCTGGAAACATAACAGACGGAGCGGTTAGATTAGAGGCGTTAAGGGAGGTTATTTTGCTATTAGAAACTAATTCAGCTATGCCTTTAAAAACACCGCCGCTTGAACAGCGGACTTCATTTATTAAATAGTAATCTGATCCAGTAGTTGCCGCCGATGGCATAAAATATACATTGGCCGAATTTTGAGTTAAATTACTAGTAACAGAAAAAGTGTCTATTACCTCTTGATAACCCTTTTTTATATCAGCATACCCTGTCCCTGATAACCTTGCATTTTCTTCGTTAATCTGTTGATTGTATTGAAAAAAATATTCATCAAATAAATCTAGTTGCGCTTGTTTAGCAAATAAATTAAAATCATTAGGTGATAAATAACCGTAATTGTTTTTGTTGATTATTGCTAAAACTGTATTTCTTACAGAATTTATCATTGCATTTCTTTTACACAAAGATAAGTAAAAAAAAAAGAGGTCAATTTAGTTTGACCTCTTCTCAAAAACGAAAAAACAATTCTCTATTAAGAGAATACTGTAACAGTTATACTAGTAACTGTTTGTCCTGTGGGTAATTCTACAGGGACCACTGCATTTGTCCAGCTAGTTTGAGCTGCTGTCTCTAAGGCTGCATTAATTGCAGTCACTAACGCAAAGGTACTTGCCACAGTCACTAAAGCATAGTGATGGGTAAAGGTGTTTGCACTATGGATTCGCATTGCAGTTGCGCTAACTCTTTCTACAAAAAGACCTGCTCCTACAGGAACAAGCTCGTCTCCTTCTGCTGTTGTAATCTGAATATATTTTGCCATGTTAAAAAATTTATGGGTTAAACAAAAAACAAATATACAAAAAATAAAAAGGCTTAATTAGCGTTTTTAGCTAGACTCGATAAATGCTTTAAAGCCTCTAAGCCTTCATCAGTTTGAAAATGAGACGCAATGATATAATACGGATCCTCTTTGTAAGGAACATTTAACATTTTCTTTTTATTAGATGGGGTATTAAACCAAACCTCTTTTTGACTATTCCTAAATTGTAAAAGGTTTTTATCAAAGAATAACTGTATTTTAGAGTTTAACTTTAATGCGGGATCTTTTAACAAAAGCAAAAAGTCTCTCGGTTGGTTTTTTGCAAATACCAATATATCCCTGCGAAGCTCCGCTGTTGTTACTCTTGTAATGTCCGACTGGAATATTACTCTAGCTATGTTTTCAACTTGATCAACACTGAGTTGTCTAGCTTCTATAAGCGCATCAACTTCAGCATTTAGTTCTTCAACAACTTGAGCTGCATCTTTAGCTTTGTCTACCTCGACATAAACGCGCCCTTTCCCTGGATGGTATTCTAAAAACTTTTGTAATACTTGGTTGTTTTTAGGAACTGTCAAAAATCCATTTTCAAAAACAATTGGCTCTAATATAGCGTTGTCATCTTGTTCATCTTGAAATGGAGAATTTTGATTTCGAGCATACCTTAATGCTTTGTTGGTTCCTGTTTTTTCGTCAAACCAAAGGAGTGGAAAACGTTGGGTGTGTCTTGAAGCTAAAATTAAAGATAATGGTGCGGTCTCACGCGTAAGTTTGTAGATTTTATCTACGTATTTTGTAGTAGTATTCATTTGATTAGATTTAAAATTTATAATAAAAAATGGGGGTTGTTACACCCCCATTAAAGTAGTGTACTATTCTTGGAAGATAAATAAGTTGTTAGCACCTAAAGTACAAACAGCTCTCTCAGACAAGAAGTTTACTTGCATGTTATCAACATCACTTGTTCGTGCACCACCAGCAGAACCAGTAATCCAAGTTTTGTAACGTCTGTCTTCAGTTTCTGAAGCTCTATATCTAACATGTAGGAAAGGTCTCTTAGCGTTTTTACCAAGGATTTGGTCATAAACACTAGTTGATCCAGCAGGTACAAGTAGTCCGTTTACACGTCCTGATCCTGCTCCAGTTGGAAGTCCACCTCTCATAGTCGGGTCGTTTAGGTATTTCCAGTCAGTCTTGTAGAAGTCATAACCTCTTCTGAATCCTGAGAAACCTAAGTTTAACGCCATCTCTTCGTCATTGTCAAAAAGACCATATGAAGTACCGCCTGCTCCGTAAGAGTTTTGGGCAGCTAACATATCATCAATATCAAAAGCAAATTGTCTGTCAACGAATAATAC